TGGAGCGAGATACACTAATGGCTAACGGATTTACATACCTTGAAGGCACGATGTTTTTCCCCTTTATCTTCGACAAGACTGACAAGTTTGGTCGCTACAGTGTGGCACTTGGTCTTGAAGGTGATCAGATCAAGAACGCCAAGAACATTGGTCTGAATGTTAAGCAGGAAGATGGCAAGAAGGACGGGATGCCTTATGTCCAGCTAAAGAGCAACTACAAGCCCCAGCTGTTCGATGCAGAGGGTAAAGAGTACGGTGGGCCTACTATGCTCAGCAATGGCAGCAAGGCGGTGGTAAAGGTCAGCCAGCGGCCGTATAATAACAGCTTTGGTACTGGTGTTACTACCTATATGTCTGCTGTGAAGATCACTGACCCTGTGGAGTATGTCCCAGAGGGTAGTAAGTCTAAGGGCTTTGACGAAAAGCCAAAGGCTGGAGCAGTGGACGATCTTAACGACGACGTTCCGTTCTAAGTGGGAGCGCCCAAGTACGGGCATTGGGACATTAGTCTGGTAGGCAGATTCAATCCGAATGATCATTTTGGATTTGTCTACCAGATTACCCATAAAGAGTCCGGTAAGAGTTATATAGGTTGTAAGCACCTGTATAAATATAGGAAGACAATTAGAACAACGGAGAGTGATTGGAAATACTACTGTTCGAGTTCTAAGTATCTTGAACCGGACATAAAGAAGTTTGGTAAAAGAGCTTTCAGTTTTGTTATACTTTTACTATGTAAAAACAAACGCGACCTGTACTACAATGAGATGAAGATGCAGGTTGACCTGGATGTTCTTGGCAGTGACAACTACTACAATAAGAACATTGGCGGTAAGAGGTTCTTCAGACCTGTTGAGAGTTACAAACAAACGTCTGGGGTCAATAGCGATAGATACATAGGTCCGTTTACCATAACTTACGATAACGGTGTTGAGCATAGGATAGACGCCATGTCTGTCCGTGAGTTTGCTGAACGTCATGGGTACGATCAGGCGAACTTGAGTAAAGTCAAAAACGGAAAACGTAAGTCTCATAAAAACATAGTGAAGGTGGAATATGACAAAGACAAAAACGATTGATACGCTCGTAGACGACATCTACGACTTGGTGTCTAACGGTAAGAAGAAACCAGACCAAGGGCTACTGTTTGAGCTAGGTGCTACCGTGATGGACTCCATGCGTAAACAGTTATGGGTCAGCCAAGCCGAGCCTAATCCTAGGCTGCGTATGTCTAACATTGGAAAGCCGTGCAGCAGGGCATTGTGGTACGACATCAACGGCGACGACCAAGCTGAGAGCTTTACCCCACAGACCAAGCTCAAGTTCATCGTAGGTGACATTGTTGAAGCACTACTGATCTACTTAGCTAAGGAAGCTGGACATTCTGTGACCCAAGCACAGGCTGAGATAGAAGTAGATGGTATCAAAGGACACATCGATTGTTTCATAGACGGTGAGCTTGTAGATGTTAAGTCTGCTTCGTCTTTTAGCATGAAGAAATTCAAGAATGGTACGCTGCCTGACGACGATGCCTTTGGTTATATCAGCCAGATCAGTGGATATGCTAACGCTTTCGGTAAGAAGAGCGGTACGTTCTTGGCATTTGATAAATCAAGCGGGGAACTGGCAACCTATACTCACCATGAGATTGAAGACACCAGTGCCAAGATTGCTACTATCAAGCACGACGTTGCCCTGCCAGAGCCGCCGCAGCGACATTTTGATACTGTTCTGGATAAACAGTCAGGACGAAAGAAACTAGGTATCAATTGTTCGTATTGTTCCCACAAACAGACGTGCTGGGGCGATGAGCTAGAGGTCAAGTTCCGCTCAGGTCGTCCGGTGTTTCTTATAGGAAAGGAGAAAGTAGTGAGGGAGATTTCTAGTGAACACGGTTTCTGATGAGCAGCTTCTTGATATCAGCGAAGCCTACAGTTGTGAAGAGATTGTAGATTTGCTGGACATAGACTCTCTGAAGCTGCTAGACTTATTGAGAGAAGAGCTAGCCGAGAACATTCATAAATTTAACTTGAGGCCGGTAGACTGTAATGACTTTTAAATCCAATGAAAACCCAATGTTCCGTTCCAAGTTCAGCGAGGACATCTTCAAGCACAAGTATGCCCATGAAGGGTGCATGACTTGGTACGACTTGGCAAAGACCTTGGTTGACGATGTATGTGGTGATCTGCTCACGAAGGATGAGGTGGGTACTCTCACTGAGATGGTTCGGGAACTCAAGTTCATCCCCGGCGGCCGCTATCTGTACTACGCCGGTCGTCCTAACAAGTTCTTCAATAACTGCTACCTGCTGAAAGCAGAAGAAGACAGTCGAGAAGATTGGGCTAACCTTAGCTGGAAGGCTGAGTCCTGTCTGATGACGGGTGGTGGCATTGGTGTGGACTATTCGATCTATCGTCCAGAAGGTTCCGGCCTGAGCAAAACAGGCGGGTTGTCCAGCGGTCCTATCCCTAAGATGCAGATGCTGAACGAGATCGGCCGCAGGGTCATGCAGGGCGGTAGTCGTCGGTCTGCTATCTATGCCAGCCTGAACTGGAAACACCGTGACATTGGTGCGTTCTTGGCGAGTAAGAACTGGTACGATATGCCTGTCGGCCAGACAGGTTTCAGCATGGGCCAAGTCAAGGAGCAGGACTTTAACTTCTCAGCACCGCTGGACATGACAAACATCAGTGTCAACTATGACACAGAGTGGCTGTTGAATTACTGGAAGACAGGCGAAGTAGGCGAGACGTTTATGACTAACGTCAGACAGGCGTTGAAAACGGCAGAGCCTGGTTTTAGCTTTAACTTCTTTGACAAAGAGAACGAGACACTCCGTAACGCTTGTACTGAAGTGACCAGCGCCGACGATAGCGACGTGTGCAACCTTGGTTCCATCAACATGGGACGCATCAGCAGCCTCAAAGAGTTCAGCCAGATCGTAGAACTAGCCACTAAGTTCTTGATCTGTGGTACGATGAAAGCCAAGCTTCCTTACGAGAAAGTCTACCTGACGCGAGAGAAGAACCGTAGGCTCGGTCTTGGCCTGATGGGGATGCACGAATGGCTGATCAAGAAGGGCCAGAAGTATGAAGTTAGCGATGAGCTTCACCAGTGGCTCTCTGTGTACAAGGGGGTCAGTGATAAAGTCAGTAGAGAAACTGCTGATCAGTTTAGCATTACCCGTCCTGTTGCTAACCGTGCTATTGCTCCTACTGGTAGCATTGGCATTCTTGCTGGTACTTCTACTGGTGTTGAGCCTATCTTTGCTGTTGCCTACAAGCGCAGGTATCTCAAGGGCGGAAACAAGTGGCACTATCAGTACGTAGTAGACAGCGCAGCCCAAGAGATCATTGATCTGTACGGTGTGAAGCCTGACGGCATTGAGTCTGCCCTAGACTTGGCCAGTGACTATAAGCGTCGGATGAAGTTCCAAGCTGACGTACAGGACTATGTTGATATGTCCATCAGCAGCACGATCAACCCGCCAGAGTGGGGGAGCAAGCTCAATAATGAGGACACTGTGCAGGACTTTGCTAATACCCTTGCTAGTTACGCTCACAGGCTGCGGGGTTTCACGGTGTACCCTGATGGATGTAGGGGAGGACAGCCTCTATCTTCGGTGTCCTATAGCGAAGCTGTAGACAAGCTGGGCGAAGAGTTTGAGGAAGGACTAGAGACGCATGACATCTGCGACATCACGGGACATGGCGGAAGCTGTGGAGTCTAAGAGTCCCTGCGTGAACGTGTGCCAGCTAGAGAACAGGATGCACGATATGATCTGTATAGGTTGTCTGAGAACGCAAGAAGAAATTGCAGATTGGATGACCTATACAGAACTGGAAAAAGACAAAGTTCTATGGAGAATTAAAAATGTACGGTAATGTATTTAGGTCTGGCGAGGAGACAGGCACAGACGATTTCTCCGCAGAGTTCTGTCAGGCTATAATTAAATTATCTGACGAACTGACAGAACAAGAAGCTTTGGTCCGTGATGGTTCTAAGGTAGAACAAATCAGAAGTAACTCTATCTTTGCCATAGACGATGCAGGGTTTATGCAGACTGTTCTGTACACAGTACTAGCCGCAAACTTGCAGCAAGGTTGGAACTTCGATATACAAGGTGTACAACCTCTACAGCTTAGCAAGTACACCGTGGGAGAGAAGTATTCTTGGCACCTAGATTATGACCACATGGAGCAAACTAGGAAGCTTACGTTCAACGTCGTACTCAACGACGACTACGAAGGGGGTGACTTCCAGTTCAGTTGGGGGTCACCTAGTGCGTCTTATAAGAAGAGGGTGATCAACGAAAAGGCTATGAAAATACCCGGAAGGATCATTGTCTTCCCTAGTTACTACTACCACAGGGTAACACCAGTGACCAAGGGTGTTCGTTATAGCTTGACCGGCTGGGCGTATGGTCCTGCGTTTAAATAGGATCATCTTGGGCAAACACTACTTTCTGACAGTAAGCCGCCCAGCTTTTGAAACTACCTGACATACGCTGTTCTTCCATAACTGCCCTGAAGGTTTCCACTTCGGGGCATTTTTTTATTTCAGACACGCTACTATGGAATGAACCATCGTTGTTCCAAAGTAGGATGATCATCATAAGTTTAATTGTTACGGTCATGTCCGTTCCTGATTGGCAGCATCGAACGCTTGATAAGCATAATTACCTCGCGTTTTTCACCATTGAAGCACCAAAGTACAGGCCGACAATTGCGCTGAGCAGATGTGTGTCCAATGGTGTGATCACCAAGCCTTTCAGGGCTTGCCATTTTACAAGTTCCTTGCCTTCTGTGAAGAACAAGAAACCAGGGCTCCATTCTGTATAGCCTATGGTGACAGGTATCTCAGGCCAGAACACCGCTATCACCTTGGGCCACACTATGATAGCTCCCACGGCAGACAAGGCGATGATCCTGCGTGTGATTTGGAAGCCCTTGTTCTCGTACCTGCGGGCCATGTCTGTTGCCTTAGACTGTGCAGACAAGCCCTCTATGGCCCTGTTAAATGCGTCCTGCTTGGCCTTCTGGCTTTGACCCCATAGTGTCATCAACCCAGAAAGAAGACCAGAACCTAGCATCGTTATGAGTTCTAAAGGTATACCCATTATTTTTTACCAGCCTCTAACAGTTTAATTCGGACTTGCATATCGTGGATTGTGCGCATAAGCTCCTCTCTCATCTTTTGCCGAGCTATGCTGTTTGCTGGACTAGCGATGATCTCACCTTGAGGCGTTACGAGCAACATTAGATATCCTTCTACTTTTTGAATACGGTTCTCTGTTTCGTTCAGAGCCGTAATCAAATAGCCAACAGCGGCAAACAAAACCGGAGCTAGGGCCGTTAGAGCAGATTGGATATTTAAGTTCACTTCTTTCTCCTCAACAACTTTTGAATTGTATCAGTTTCAACGATGCGGATAGCCATCCAGACAATCGTCAAGATACTGGCTATTGCCGGAAGCATTTCGACAATCGTACCAAAAGCTATGAAACCAGCCGTGATGTCAAGGGGGGTTTTATCGTTCATTTATCTGACAAACCTTCCCATGTTTCTTATGGCATTAGCGGTTTCTTGCATTCTTTTCCGTATACCTCTACGTCCACGTTTTACAGCATTTTTGTATTCGTCATTATTTAAAAATTCAATAGCAGCTTCTTCAAATTTGTTTTGATTTATTAACTTTCTGGTTTTAGGGCTCTGTACTAAGCTTCCTCTAAACCACTCACTTATAAGAGGAGCCTGTAACATAGGAGGCAGGTTATCAAACTGAGGAATTGCTTTTTTTATTTCAGGGAGTCTTTTATTTATGTCCTCTCTAAGAACACTCATGGCCTTTTCTTTTGTCATAGATTGGCCCTTTTTCACATTATCTGTGTGACCATAACCAATAGTAAGAACATCTCCCCTTGTCGGAACCTTTGCTGTAGGTATGAAGCCTTCTTCTTCAGCGATATAATTGACTATGTAATCATTTTGATTTGGAGCAACCGGATCGGGAGACACACCAAGAAGCCCACCGGGTTTTGTCTGAGGACGCGGCACACCCATAACAGCTTGGGCCGCAGGGTCACTAGACATATCTTCGGGTATGCCTATGAGACGCTGCACGTAATCTAGTAAACCCACCATATCAGAATTT